ATTAATATACTAATGATACTATTTAATTTTATTAAATTAACAGAAAAAAATGTTAGAAAAAATCGGAAAAAAGTGTTGACAAAATCGAAATAATATGCTATACTATATACAGTAAAGATAATATTTACAAAATAATTTAGAAAGAGGTAGTAAAAATGAAAGAAGTCATGTATAAAAAATACGCAAACCAGAAACCAATAGCAGTTACACATATTAGTAACACTCTTGGGGTCCGAATTTATGAACCCGACGAAAGCGACAAATACAACTGTGATTTTATATGTAGTTGGTACAATGGTGAAAATGAGTGGGGCTTTCATCGCCATAATGTACACTACTCAATTTCTGGAAGACCTTTTATAAGAAAAGGCTCTTTAAGAATCTATTTAGATGAAGTTATAAGAATTGCATAAAATCTCCTAATTTTAAAAAAGTTCTCGGAGGTTTACCTTTAAAGCCTCCGCCCACTGCCCATAAGGGTAAAAATAAAAAACGAAAGAGGTATGTAAAAATGAAAGAAATAATGTTAAAGAAATGTGAAACGGATATTGGATATGTAGAAGATTGTTTAGGAAACATCATAGGTTTTGCACAACTGTATAAAGATAAAGAAGAAAACATATATGAACTATTTTTTAGTGCAACTATTGAGGGCGAAGAACTTGAAATCAACTTACAAGAAGACAACTGGGAGAGTGTAGCAGACTGGGAAAAACCATTAGAAGTTTGTTTAATGTTTAAGAGGTTTAATAACGAAAAAGGAAGTATTGCATATTTTATAGAACAAAAATACGGAAGAAGAGTTACAATCAATCAACAGAATCTATTAGATTTAGGTTGTAAAATAACATCTGTAGGAACGGACTTTAAATTAACAGTGTAACTCGTCAAGGCGAGTATAAATAGCTACTTAAGCCTTGAGCGTGCAGAGGTGCAACCTCTGCGGTGTAGAAAACTACAATAATTTTTATAAAAGGTGGTAAATTTATTATGTTAGAGATTTTTAATTAGTGCGGATAATGATATTGATATTAATAAGGGTAAAAAATAAAAAACGAAAGAGGTATGTAAAAATGAAAGAAATAATGTTAAAGAAATGCGAAACGGATATTATATATCTATATGATTATTTTGGAAATCTCATAGGTTTTAAGCAACTTTATGAGGATAAAGAAGAAAACATATATGAACTATTTTTTAGTGCAACTATTGAGGGCGAAGAACTTGAAATCAACTTAGAAGAAGACAACTGGGAGAGTGTAGCAGACTGGGAAAAACCATTAGAAATTTTTATGGATAAGGGGTATAATGACGAAGAAGGCACTATCGCATATTTTATGGAAGAAAAATACGGAAGAGTTACAATCAATCAACAGAATCTATTAGATTTAGGTTGTAAAATAACATCTGTAGGAACGGACTTTAAATTAACAGTGTAACTCGTCAAGGCGAGTATAAATAGCTACTTAAGCTTTGAGCGTGCAGAGGCACAACCTCTGCGGTGTAGAAAACTACAATAATTTTTATAAAAGGTGGTAAATTTATTATGTTAGAGATTTTAATTAGTGCGGATAATGATATTGATATTAGTGTTAATCCATTCGCAAAAATTCTAATTGTAGGGGCAAGTGACCAATATGGCGGTAGATATGAAATAAAGTACGGTTTTACTCGTGGTGATTATAAGAATTGGGTGAAAGCTGGCAGTCAGCGTATGTTAGAAGAATTAGAAGAATATGATGAACTTGATATTGATTGGGATAAACCACAAGGAATTTATTTTATAGAAGATAATACCGAGGAGGGAAAAGTTGAAGAAGTCCTTTACAATATTTTTGGTTTTGACATTTACGAGTATAACAAAATTAATTTATTAAAGCATTTTGTTTGGAATAAAGAGAACCATAATACAGGAATACCAATTTTTAACATAAAAATAACAGGTTAAAATCAAATAGGGGGGAATAAAAAAGAAGTAAGACTACGAGTTACGTGTAGTCTTACTCTTTGCTTAAATTTTTATAATTGTATGATTATCCACTGTAAAATATCTATCATCATCAATTTTAATTAGATTAGGGGTAGTCACATACGATGTATCAAAAATATCTGTAGAGGTTAAAGTAATTAACCCATTAGAGCCAAAGACTTTTGTTTCAATAATTTCTATATCCGTAACACGATTATAATTTAATCTATTATATTGGGTGGCTATTATGTGATTTTTTGAATCCTCAAAGGGTGATATATCATTTGTGGTTAAAATTCTTGTCGAATAAATATTATCATTTTGTTTAGTGACAATTAATTTAGCATTAAAATTTTGAGGGGTTGTTTTGTCATAACCACCTAAATACAGTATAAAAGTGTTATCTGATTGAATAGAAGTAAATACACACCTACGATTACTTATACTGTCGGTATAGATCTGATTTTCATATATCGGCATTAATGTACTTGGGTGATTGTTGTAGGTTGTATCACCGATTTTAATTGTAATAATATATTCGGGAAATGCATAATCAGAATAATTTGTAGCTTTTGTAAAGATTAATTGGACATCATTCATAATATCAAATTTAAGTGTTATTTTTGTATTATTTGCTTTAGCATTAGCAAATATTGTATCAATATCACCAATAAATTTAATTTTATTCGGTGCAGAATTTGTTAAAGCTGTCACAAACTCTCGCATAAATTCTAATTCGTTCGTATTGGTGCTAACTACTCTTGTAATATAACTCATTATTTAGTCCTCCTCAATTTTGTATTTTTTTATTGTTGATTTTGTATTAAATAATCCATAACCACTAATATTATCAACGGTATAATAATATATGTGGATTTTATTAACAATATCGCTTAAATTATCTAAATCAGAACGTAATTTAATTACATCTGCTTTAAGCTTAATAATATCGGCTTTATTTTTAACATTGTCATTTTCTAGGTTTTCTACTTTCTGCTCAAGTGTTCTAATGCGCTCTGTATTTTGTGTAACAATTTCTTCTATCGATAATATAGATTTAGCCAAAGTTTTTTGATTTTCATTTAATTTGTTTATACTATCCGATAACTTACATATACACTCATAATATGACAAACTATCGTCATAAACAGTTGGCAAAACAAAATTACATATAGCTTTTAAAGCTGGCACATCAATTAAAGGTATTAGCATATAATCACTCCCATAATAATATAAATAAATCAGATAAATCATCAATAATAGCTCTGTTAATATTAATAATATTTTTGCGATATTCGCTAATCATTTCCATATATGATTTATTACTGCTTTTTCCTTGTACTCTTTGGGTAAAACTTTCGTTATTTGTAGCAGTATTTTCAGAAGCAGTATTAGAAATTAAAGAGTTAGTATTTGAGATATTATTTTCCGTATTGTTGGTAACATCATTATTTATTGTTGTAGTATTTTGTCCTGTTTCTGTTACTGTGTTTTCCACGCTTCCAGTAACAGTATCAGTACCGTTTGTAGTTGCAGAATTTTTATTGTTTTCTGAGAAATTTGTTGTTGTTGTTTCATCAATAATACGACCGTTAGTTAAATAAGTGTTATTTTCGAGGCTTGTTAGACTACCCTGTGGAGTGTCAGAAAATCTATCAGTATTCTTTTTAGTAACGGTTGAATTGCTTGAATGTTCATTTGTACCATTTTCAGTTTCTTTTGTTTCTCTACTGCTGTTTTCAGTGCTATTGTTTTGCGTGTTATTTGTGGTATTGGTTGAGTTAGTGGCATTTGTTTTTTCGGTATTTTTAATAGAGGTATTAGTTTTAGAGCTACCATTATCTGTTTTATCTACTGTACCCTTATTATTACCCTTACTATCTTTAGTATAGTTTGTTGTAATATCTGTGTCCAATAAAGGATTATATTCTAAATCAAGTGTTTTATATAATTCGATATAATAGGGCATTATCAAATTAAGTTTATTTTGTAATCTTAATTGCCAAAGTCCAAAGGTTTCTTCACAAATTTCTCGAGTATAATAGCACTTTAAAAAATCTGTTTCAAAATTAATTTTAGTTTCAAGCGAATAAAAAGGGTATTGGAAATTAAATATTTTATCTCGGGAATTTTTTACTATAGTATCAATATCATTAAATCCTTTAGATTTTTCCAATCCGCTTAAACTTTCGCAAATATAGCGCAATTCTGTTGTGTATTTACTCATAATTCATAGTCACCTTTTCTTCTGGTACTTGCGCATCAATTTCTGTGTTATATTCATCTTTAACCTTGCATTTAATGTTTAATCCAAACATATTATTGATTTGCTCAACGGCTTGCAATCTCGCAAGCAATCTACTATTTCTACTTGCAGTCACACCACCTTGTAGCCTTGTAACCTCGTCAGTAATCAGCCGTTCTTTTTTGTTGATTTGAATGTTAGGAATACCAATATATGTTAAATATTCATTCCAAACATTAGTTTTTAAATCAAACAATTTATCAGCTACATATGGCGCATCTGTTCTTAATACTTGCAAACAATCTTTATTTAAAGTATTATCAGCAAATATATATGGCTCGTTACCCTCATATTTCATATATAAATTTTTTAGTGAGAGCCTTTGTGTTTCAGACGCTTGTATTAAAATAGGTGTTTTTTGTGCATTTATATTAACATCAATAGTTCTATCGAGTTCATACAATTTTTTTGCATATGTTTCAACATCTAAAATATTATTGGTATGTAAAAAATTGTTAAAAATAACAACACTATTAGATTGATTTAATATATTATTATAACCGTTAGGTGCATAAGCTATTCTTTCCGTTGGTATATCATATACTGACATTTGACCCCCAAGCGTACATCTTAAACACAAATAACCGATAACATCATCTTTAAAAAATACACAATAACCGTCAGTAAATAGAGCTAATTCTAAAAATCTACTATCTACCGTGTCGGGTAAATTTTCCCACTCAAAAACTGTTGTAGCTAATTCAGTTAACCTGTTGAAATATTGTATATAACTACTATTGTTTTGGACGGCACTTTCTATAAATTGTTTATTATTTTTATTTATTCTTTTCATAAAAATCACCTCTTTACAATGGCTTATTACTTTGGGAATAGTCCCCAACAACAGCACCATTTACCCAAAATGTTATACCTTTATCATATATATCACAGATTTTTGATATATCATCTGCGGGTAATCTACCAACAATATTACAGCCTATTGTTTTAGTATAAGTCCAATGTTCTCGTACTTTGCGGTTGGGTGTTTTTACTCTATGACAGGCATAACCATATTTATCAAAATAATCGTCAATAACACGAGCTATTTGAGATTTAATAGACATACGATAAAAACTATACCCAAAGCGCTTAGTGCCTGTTAAAAGACAATCGGCTTGTAGTTGTCCTTTAGCACCCGGAGGCTGATTGCGTATATCTTGCTGTCTTGCCACTAAATTTGCAACACCGACAGCAGAGCTTGCAACAGCAGTTCCAACCCCTACGATTGGATTAGCTGTTAGAAGACCAGCTCCGACACCTGTTAAAGCTGATGTGATGGTGCTTGTAGCAACAGCATTTTGATTATTGTTAATCCATTCTTTATATGTGTCATTAGTAAATCCACATACAGGAAAATTATTGATTGCTATACCCTCGTCATAATTAATATCCTGTCCTGCATATTCTTTCGGAGAGAGGGCAACGGACGGACGGCTAATAACTACACCTTGCAAATAAAAATTAATATCCTGTGTTTTAAAATTTTCGTATTTTAAATCATTTTGAGTACCCATATTATTTGAAAATCTTAAAAATTTATATGGATAATTAAGTAATTTTAAATTGCGAGGTGTATAATTATCAACGGTTTGAACTTTAGAAAGTGTGCAGTTAAAATTTGATGTATAAGGCACAACAGCACCGCCACTTTCCGTTAATATTCGCGACGGATATTGAAACATTTGTAAAATAGCGTCTGTTTTACCTTTCTCGACATATTTATCAATTTCGGCATTAAGTAAAGCGACAGCTTCGCTATTATTCAGGTCATATTTTTGCGTACCCTCACCAAATTTAAAACCAAGTCTACAAAAAACACCGTTATAAACAGCGCCAACAGTTTTTAAACTTTGGTCACTATATTGAGATACTAATAATCCAACGCTCATATTAGATAAATCTAATTGTTGTGATTGTTCACAGATATAACTGTCGCCTAAATCGAGATTTTCAGCAACAGCTTGATAAAAATAAGTATCAGCTACACTGTGTTCTCTATCTACAAAGCTATTTCTTAATGTGTAATTAAAATGCCAAGTCTGCATAACATCAAGTTCAAATTCAATTTGTGCTGTGTCATTGTTTATATATTCGACATTTTTAATAAAAGCATAAAACCATTTACCTGTACCAAAACTAGCATTTTGAAACATCATATAATTACAATCAAATATACTTTCCGCATTAATGGCTATTTTAAGATATCCTCTTTTAACACGAGTATAACTTTGATGTGTAAAAGTATACTTTGCTTTATTTGTAAAATAAGCTGTTTGCTCATTTCTATTGTCAAAATATATAGTGTTTTCATATCTATTGTCAAGAGGAACACCACTTAATAAATAAATATTTGTATTAGGTTCAATATACATTTATACAACCTCTCTTTATTGCCCACCCTTACACCCATTTAAGAGCTACTCATAGCTATTCTTAAATACAAACCATATCAAAAAATGTTATTAAGCTATTGTTATAGTGCTTTCGCCTTTTTTATCATTATCATACACGCTTGTAGCTGTAACTGTAATTTTATTGCCTGTTTTGGCACTATCCAAAATAGTAACCATACCGCTTTTAGATATTGTTGCGTTATCACTATCAACAGTCCAATTAACCTCTTTACTTGCAAAATTAGTTGTAGTAACATTTGCTGTAAATGTGAATGAACTGTTTTTATTAAGCGTTACAGTTGACGGACTAACAGTAACACCTGTAACAGTTGGTATAGCAGGAACAAAAACAGTATTATTTGCAAAAGGTGAAACACTAAATGTTTTCCAAGTGTGTAGCCAATAGTTCCAGTAAAGCCCCTCACCGTTATATATTTCAGTAAATTTAATCAAATTATCAAAAATCATAAAGAAATTTTCGTCAACCAATACGGCAGGGATTTTATTTAGGGCATCTAATTCATCTTGGCTTAGTTCTGTATATGTATTGTCACCCTCAAATAATTTATTAAGTCGGTCAATATCAATATCACCAAATCCGTCAACTAAAACCTCGTGGCCTATAAATTCAGCTTTATTCATATTAAAGGCTGTGGCCAAAACTTCAACGCTCATTTCTGCTTCAAAATCAGCATTAACAAGTATATATTGATTATCTTTTAAAGTCTGATTTACTACACCTGCAAGGTTATAATCACTTCGTGGGAAAGTAAATTTATTTGATATAGCTTTAATTGCAGAAACTTTCTTTTCAAGAGCTAGGTTATCAAGAATTGTTTCTGTGTGCATAGTACCATTAATAATATGCTTTGCAAGCAAATATTTTATAACTTGAAACTCGTCATAATTAGCACTTGTATACATAGATTCTGTAATTTTTGCTATAAGATTAGTAATACCGTCCCACGATAGAAAAGCTTGTCTTAATTGCTCATTTTGAATTGTAACCTTATAATATTTTTGATAATTCATAATATGAAAAGATGACCTGACATCAGGCATTTCACGCTTAAAAACCGTTTGTTCTGATGTAGAAGTATCATATTGAAAAGGCTTAGCAATATTAACGAATATTTCTTCGATTGTTTCACCAAATTCAAGAATACCCTTTTTAAACATTTTCAGCGGGTTATCATACAATTTAGATGTAACAATAACTCGCCCTATTCTATTAACTAAAGCGTTTAAAAATTCATTTTGGAGATTCGGACTATCCATAATAATTGTTCCTATTTCTCTTAAACTTTCGGCATTAGGTGTAGCAATAGGTACATATTCTTTATAATTTGTGGTTGACGAATTTCTAATAGCATTTAGAATATCAACGCTTGAATTTGTCAATGTTTTAATATGTGGTTTTACTGGCATAATTAAACAACTCCTTTTATTTATTCTTCAAATAAATCATCAATAGTTTTTTCTGATTCTTCGTTTTTAGACTCCTCAATATCATCATAATTTTTATTTGGTCCGACTACATCAACATTAGTAAAACGCTTAATATATCTCTCTCTCCAATCATTATCCAATTTTCTCACCCTCTCATCAATATCTGTATTTTTTGACACTAAATCGGTAATGGTATCGGTCATATTCTCCAAAAATTCAATAAATGCGTCTGATTTATCGCCCCCAAATTTCTCTGTAAATTCAGCAGTCAATTCATCAAGTGTTTTTATCATAAGTTATCACTCTCCTTAATAATTGTATCAATAAACCCTGCTTTTTTAAGTTTCTCGGCATACGCTTGTGCGTTAGTTTTAGATGAAAAAGCTCCAACTTGTACCCTGTAAATTTTTTTACTTGTAGACTGTGAGGTGCTACTATCGGAAATATATTTTACAGAATAAGCTTTACATACACCTTTGGCTATAGATTCACCGATATTTTTAGCATTATTAATCAACCACTTTGCAATATCTTTATTATCATGAAAATCAACTTCGATGTAAACTGCTATTGCATTAGTAGCATTGAGTTCCGCAAGTTCGGGGTATTCTCTTACACCATAATCAATAGTACCAATAGTGATTTTTTGTACTTCGTTATAAATCACTTGAGCCTTACCCATATTTTCAGCATTTTTCTTGTAGACAAATACAATAGTACCATTTCCACCACCAGCGTTAGTGTGAATAGGAATATGTAAATCCGCCTGCCATTTGTTACTTTCTTCGATTGAGGTCTGCATTGATTGACCTTTTTTAGCTCTTTTTACATCAAAACCACACCTTTTTAGGGCTTTTTCCGCATATTCAGCAAAACGATTACACTGCTCCATTTCATTGGTATTACCATAAGCATATTGGTTATCATATTGATTAGACGGTGACAAATAAATTTTTTTACTCATTTTTATTATTCTCCTTTTCTTTCAAATTAAGCTTAGCAAGGTACGGACTAAAAATTTTTGCTAATGAGGGATTTAATTCGCATAAATTTTCGATACAGCTTACCACTTCCATTATACAAATATAAGTTGCTACAGGCATTATTATACTTATATCGGATAACCCTAAAAAAGATTTATAATATTCTATTGCTGTAGCACCACCTATAGCCATAATTTCTGCTGATTTATGCCAGAATCCAACTCTTAAAACTGAGCTATTTAGATCATTATTTTTTAACGCTTTTGCAAGCCCTGTTATTATATCTAAAACAATAAATATAATAACAGCAAAATATATTTCCATTCATTTTTCACCACCTCTCTTTAATAATTTATACAATTATTATAGCATATAATTGACAAAAAAACAAGCATATGTTATAATTAAATAAAATTAAGGAAAGGAAATAGGCAAAATATGTATTATGACGGTACTAAATTATTATCATTAAAAGATATTGACGGTATTACTCCAGAATTATTTTTATGTTCTTCTAACCGATCTGCTGGAAAAACAACATATTTTAATAGATTACTTGTTAACCGCTTTTTTAAAAAACAATCCCAATTTTGTCTTTTATATAGATTTAATTATGAATTAGATGATGTGGCAAATAAATTTTTTTCGGAAATTAAAAACTTGTTTTTTAATGATTACGAAATGTCAAGCGTTAGTTGTTCTAAAGGTATTTATCACAAATTATTTATTAAGCATAAATCAGAAAAAGAACCAAAACTGGTAGGCTTTGCAATAGCTTTAAATAATGCCGACCAACTACGAAAATACTCTCACTATTTTTCAAAGGTTGATGCAATTCTTTTTGATGAATTTCAATCAGAAAGCGGACATTATTGCGATAAAGAAATGATAAAATTTCAAAGTATTCACACCACTATTGCCCGTGGGGGCGGTAAGCAGTGCAGATATGTCCCTGTATATTTATTGTCTAATAGCGTTAGTATCCTTAATCCTTATTATGCCGCACTCGGCATTAGTGATAGACTAAATGACAAAACAAATTTTTTAAGAGGTAAAGGTTTTGTTCTGGAACAAGGATTCAATGAAAGTGCAAGTAAAGCACAAATTAATTCGAGATTTAATATAGCATTTTCTCAGGTGGACAATAGTTATTTACAATATGCTTCACAAAATGTTTACTTAAATGATAGTAAAGCCTTTATCGAAAAACCACAAGGAAAAAGCCGTTATCTTGTTACCTTAAAATATAACAATAAAGAGTATGCTATTAGAGAATATTTAGACAGTGGATTGCTTTACTGCGATAATGATGTCGACACAACCTTTAAATATAAACTTGCTTTAACAACTAATGACC